AAGGCAGTCCAGCAACAGCTGGAAGAAGCAGACCGTATTGTGGCCGATATTAATGGCGAAAAGACCGGGGAGGACTCCTCGGAGACTAACCCAGTAAATCAACAAGTAGATCAGAATATTCAAGCTGATCCGCCACCGAATGATTTGCCGCCTGACAATACTGTTTCACAAGAGACTAGACAATCTGAGATTCCTGAAGAGAAATGGGCTCACAAGTACCATACTTTGAAAGGGATGTACGACGCTGAAGTGCCACGTTTACACAGTCAAATGCGTGAGATGCAAACGCAAATGCAGCAGTTAATTGCTGATAAGGCTGCAGTAGAGGCTACTAAAGTGGAGCAAAAACAGGTAGTTGAGTCTTTAATCACTGAACAAGACAAAGAAGCATTTGGCCCTGATTTGATTGATCTTATCGAGCGTGCTACCGAATCCAAAGTGGGAACACTGCGGGAACGTGAAGCAAACTTGATAGCAGAAATTAAAGAGCTAAAAGGACAACTTGGTAGTGTAACCGAACGTCAAGTTATATCTGATAAAGATAGATTCTTGATGGGTCTAGGACAGCAGGTTTCAGACTGGGAGACTTTGAACGTTGATCAAGGTTTCTTAGCGTGGCTCCAGCAAGTAGATCCAGTATACGGAGTACCTCGCCAAGCTGCGTTATCCAATGCTTATGAATCTTTAGATGTTATCCGTGTGGCTAATATCTTTAAGGCTTATAAACAAACGTTACCGCAGGCTCCTGCTCAAAGTAGGGCAAAGCAAGAGCTTCAGCGTCAAGTTGCGCCGACCCGTACTCGTTCTACGACGACGCCTTCCGACAATGTAAACGACAAAATATTCACTAATCAGGATATTGAGCAGTTTTACAATGATTGGAGACGAGGCTTCTACGATGAACAGGAAGCGGCAGATATGGAAAAACAAATTCACACCGCAATTGCCGAAGGGCGAATTCGATAAGAGCTCAACCTGGGGTGAAAGCGGAAGTTTAAATAGACACTCGAAAGGAAATTTAAATGTCTACAGTAACCCCAGCAGCAGCCTACCCCATTAATGCGGGTGGTTTTAATGCACCAAACGGCCAAACTGCCTACGCAGGTACAGCCTACTCCGGTACTTTCATCCCTACCCTCTGGTCGGGCAAATTGGCACAGAAATTCTATGCCGCAACCGTTTTTGGTGAAATCGCTAACACCGACTGGCAAGGCGATATCACTGGTATGGGCGATTCCGTAATTATCAACACCATCCCAACAATCACCATCAACAACTATAGCATTGGTCAGAATCTTGCTTATGAGATCCCTGCTCCAAGCACCATTACCTTGACAATCAGCAAAGGTAAGTATTTCGGTGTAAACGTTAACAACGTTCTCGAGTTACAAGCTAAGCCAAAATTGATGGATGTTTTCACCAATGACGCTGCAATGCAAATGAAGATCGCTGTTGATACCGATGTATTACTCGGCACTTTCAACCAAGGCGCAGCTTACAACCAAGGTTCAAACGCTGGTAAGATCTCTGGCTCTTTCAGCCTAGGTACTGACACCACTCCTATTACCTTGACAGCACTTAACATCCTCCAAAGCATCACAGCTTTGTCAAGCGTTTTGGATGAGGCAAACGTTCCTGAGACTGACCGTTGGCTCGTTATTGGCCCAACAGAGCGTCAGATCTTGATGCAATCTAACCTTGCTCAAGCTCAGTTCATGGGTGACCCATCTTCAATCCTCCGTAACGGTAAGATTGGTATGATCGATCGCTTCACTGTATATGTTTCCAACTTGCTCCCACGTGCAGCAGCTGGTCAAAGCTATACCGGAACTGTTGTAGCTGGTGCTGCTAAGCGTCACGCAATTATGGCTGGTCACAAATCTGCCATTACCTTCGCATCACAAATTGCTAAGGTTGAGAGCTTACAGAACCCCAACGACTTCGGCACTTTGATCCGTGGCTTAAATGTCTACGGCTACAAAGTTGTTCAAGCCGATGGTTTGGCACTCTTGCAAGCAGCAGGTTAATAGCTGATGATAGGTGGGTGGGGATGTCCCCACCCCCAATTCGATTTTTAAGGAGTATCAAATGGCTGTTATCGATGATTTAGTTGCTAGTGGGTTTTCAATTCCACAAGCTCAAACAATAGTTAATGTTGACGCCGGTACTGCTACTGCTGTAGATTTAGTTGTAGCTGGTTTTTCTTCAACACAAGCTTCGGATATTGTGGCTTTGAACGCAGGTAGTATTAATTCAAACCAGTTAGTAGTTGATGGTTTGTGGTTCGGAACTCAAGTTCCAGCAATTGTAGCTGCATTAGCAGTAACACCGTAATAAAACCGAGGGGCTTCGGCCCCTTTCTAATATAATTGGGATATGGGAACAATAACCGCACAATCCATAATTAATAAAGCAGCGATTCAGTTAACTGACATCGGCAATACCCGTTGGACTCGTGCTGAGTTGCTAGACTGGCTTAATCAAGGGCAGAAGCAAATTGTTGTTATGTCTCCTAGCGCTACCAATAAGGTTAGCGTAATTCAGTTAGTTGCCGGTACTAGACAGAGTATTCCATCAGACGGATGGACTTTATTAGAACTTATTCGTTATATGGGCACGGATGGTACAAAACCAGGACGTGCAATTCGTATAACTTCTAGGGAGCTTATTGACTCTTTTAGCCCCAACTGGCACGCAGATGCAAAATCTGCGGTTCCAAAGCATTACATTTTTGATCAGCAAGATCAAACTGTTTTTTATGTATACCCACCTAATAATGGGCAGGGATACGTACAAATTAATTACGCACCAGTACCCCCGATGATTACTTCGGAAAGTACTGTAATTTCTATCAGTGATACTTTTGAGCCTGTGTTATTAGATTACATTCTTTACAGAGCTTGCAGCAAAGACGCAGAGTATGCACCAGGGCTACAACTTGCAGCTGGTTACCTACAAACGTTTATGGCTGCTATGCAGATTAAGCAGTCTTCTGAGCTGTCTAATAGCCCAAATCAAAACTTTACTGCAAAAGACCCCAATAAACCAGGATCTGAGTCATGACCCAGGCATACGGTTTTTCCGTTTCTTACGATCAGTTTTTGCCTCGCGTACTGCAGTATGTACCTGATGCATCTGAATTTATTGCTGTTGACGCTATTAAACAGGCTTGTATTGAGTTCTGCGAAAGAACTTATTTCTGGCAGTATGAAGCTCCGGCTATTAATGTGGTAAATGGGCAATCTCAGTACATTATTGATACGCCGGCAGATACTAAGCTGGTAGGTCCAGTTCAAGCGTACTTCAATACTTTGCTGCTTATCCCCAAAAGCCCTGATGAACTAGCCGATATTTACCGCATGGGTGCATGGGATCAGTTAGAAGGTTCACCCCAGTACATCACCAGAATTATTAAGCCAGAGGTTACTTTGGTACCTATTCCTTATGTAACTCAGCCAGCTTCGCTGTATGTAAGAACTGCCCTAGCCCCAACTCAAGACTCTACAGAGATTGATTCTGAGATATATGAGCAGTGGGCGGAGGCTATTGCTTGGGGCGCTAGAGCTCGTTTATTGGCCCAGCCACGGCAGGATTACACCGATAAATCAGGGGCTATTGAAGCGGCTAAGATGTTTAACTACCATATCAACAGAGCTAGAATCCAGATGAACAAAGGATTAACCCGTGGCTCAACAAGAACCGAATTCCAGAGGTGGGTATGAGCACTATAAAAATTGTACAAAACGACAATCTACCAGAGGTAACGCTAACCCTTACCGACCGGCAAACTGGGGATCCTATTGATCTTTCAGCGGCTACGACTACAGTAGTTGTTAAGTTTCGTGCCCTTAACGGTACTACGGTTTTGTCCACACTAACTTGTTCTAAAGTGGACCCAGTTAATGGAGTTGTTAGGTTTGGTTTTCCAGGAACTACGCTAGATGTACCGGCAGGACAGTATCAAGGTGAAATTGAAATGAGCTTTAACGGCCAGATTTTGACGGCTTTTGATTTACTTAACTTTACTTTACGCGCTGATTTCTAATGGCATTTAATTGTCTTAATCCTGATCGAGCGGTAAAAGTCGAGGTTTCTTATGTACAACCTACTTTTAGCGTCAGTTATTTAGACGTAAATATCTGTGCGGCTGTAACTTTCCCTGATATTTTAGGGGTAGAGGTAATAACCCCAACAGATGGAATTAGCTTAACGCCAATAAAGAATTTAGCAGATGCACTAGACGCCCCTGTAGATGTAGTAACTTATGCAGTTGGCAAAGCAATAGCAGAATCGGTAACTTTAGTCGAAGCAGTCCAAGTATTTAAAGTATACATACGTAACTTTACTGACGTACTTAATGCTCCTGATGCAGCTGTTTTAACTATTCAACCATCAGCACAGCAGGATTTAGCGACAGTTTCTGACTCTGATGCTTTAGATGTAACTAAAAACTTGTCTGAAAGCATAGGCCTTCAAGACATGATGGATGGAAATATTCAGTACTTACTTATTAAGGTACTAAACGAGGCATTAGCGGTATCTGATACGCAAACAGTTGTTTTTGCGGCAAATAAGTCGGATAATGCGGTATTATCTAGTAGTGGCAGTTTGCTCATGCAAGACTACTGCGATATAACCTATTTTTTAGAAGATTATGTGGGGCAAACCCGCACATTTACGTAAGGAGCTGTAATGAATGCAACTGAAAACTTAAAAGCC